TCCTTCAATGACACATCGTCGTTACTTTCGAGCACAGTAAAAGTCGGGCCTGTGAGCACCCACGGGTCATTTTCGTCATTTTGCCTGAACCCGCAGATTTGGCTCGTTATCCAGTTTTCGAGAGACTCGATACTCACGTCGCCGTTGTGCTGCACGGTCACGCGGATTGAAAGCGTATCCCTTTTTGCAAACCTTCTGCCGATAGACATCGCGAATAGCCTCCTAAAGAACCGTGCAATTCTGTGTAGCGTGTTCACCGTAGTTCACCTCCCCGACACTCCGAGCAATTCGCTGGAAGCACAAGCATCCACTTCTGCACCAGCCTCGCCTTCTTCGGCGGATCGAATACGTAGCACCAGCGCAGGATGCGGGTCCAGGCGGCGGTGAAGGGTTGGCGGCAGGTGAAACAGGTGACAACTCGCTCATCTTTCAAAGGCTTTAACAACCATCACCAGCCTGCCGCCCGGAATGACCGCGCCCCGCTCGATCACGAGCCGCCATACCTGGCTGTCGTCGCGCCATACAATCCCCGTGCAAGCGTCGAGGACCGCTTTCTCGACGTTCCCACAATCCAGTCCTAAACCGCGCTTCGGATGAAATACGAGCGAGACTTCTACGGGGACGGTGACAGGTTGTGAAAACACGATCCGGGCCGATTTGCCGACTTCCTCTGCAAAGTCTTTTGCCTTACTCGTCTTTGCCCGGTGTCCCGTGGGCGTCGTGAAGAACATGTTGTTCGTTGACGGCGGATAGGGCAGAGTGAGCGTGCGTGCACTGTCGAGCCGAACCTCCGAAACCGTGCCGCTACGCTCCTGTGTGCCACGCACATCCTTAGTAGCCTTTTCAGCGGGTAATTGCACACCCAGACGCTTGACGGCGGCGGCAGTCATTCTGATTACGGCCACTACTCGGTTATCCATTCTGCGGGCCACTTCCGCAACGTAACCAACACGGCAATGGCGATAACACGTGGCTTGCAATAAAGAAAGTCCATGAGTATCTCGTGAATAAAACCTTCGTATCCGACACCCTCTTCATGTTTGCCTAGCAAGCCAGCAAGCTCTTTGCAGAATTTAGATTTGCGATCCCAAATCAAATCCAGCATTTGCGGTACCGTGTCACGGTCGGAACAGTAGAATGGCAAATTCCTGTTGGGCTTACCTTTCGGACTTATCCATGAGTATCCATCATGTAACCAACCTGCCGCGTTTGCCATTGCTTTGTTGACATCTTCTTCACTTGGCTTTACCATTCTGTCAGGACCTCCACATCTCCGAACTCATCCTTTAACCACTCCGCCACAAACGCCCGCAACTCGTGCGCGTCCGGGCTGGCCTCGCTGACAACGACCGTCAGCCCGGTATCGCCGTGCACGCTCCGCCACTCGCGGGCGTCGATGCAGCACACGCTGGCCCAGTTGACCGGCCAACCGACCGCGTGTTCTCGTGCGGCTGTGAGGGCGCGGTTAGTGGACATGGCGAGGGCTGTGAGAATGGCTTCAACGACGCCAATCTCCCCGGAGTGACCTATGATAATCACGCGGTCGTTGCGCCGGAATTTAGTTGTTGCGACCGGCCTGCCTCTTGGCATCTACTCCTGCCCGCCTCTCTGTGCGCCGTCACGCCGGACGACGAAACATTCGCCGCTCAGAAACTTCCATGCTATATCGTAGAGGTCGCTGTTCGCGTCCATCACGTGAAAGCATTTTCGGACAAACGGATTAGCGTCGGTCGCAGTCACTTCTCGGACGCGTTGAAACTCGCTCCCGCCTTTACCCTTCCACAGCGAGTAAGTCTGTTCAGTCGGCATTTGGTTCCTCCTCGATCCACCTTGCCCGTATCCAGTGCGGCCTCACATCCTTATCGATCACGAGCCGCCCTGCCTCCACGAGCAAGTCCACGGCAGCGATTGTCCGCGAAGAACAGGCTTCGAACGTTTCGCTTTCGTCGAAGTGTAGCCGCACCATCCCCACCAGCACGGCGGTGAATGCGTCACGCTCGGCTATGAGACGACCGATCGCTTCGTCTCTGATGGACAGCAAGTTCTGAAGCGACGCACTTTCGTTGCGCGAGCCTTCTGCGTATGCGGCTGCATATGCGGCGTCGAACTTGTCTAGTACTATGTTCAATGCTGCGCCGTCCGAACCTTCAGGATGAAAACTGATTCCGCCTTCCCCCTTTCCTCCGCAACCATCGCCACGTCTAGAGCGGCATCGAAAGTATCGCCTCGCGAGGTGCTATCATACGTGACAATTCGCCAAGGCATATCGTGACCTTCGAACATTTCGACTTGGCACCCATTTCGATAAATGGCATCCTGCAACCACGCCAGCCGCTTCCTCAACCCTGCAACCTCCGACTCCGCCTTGTGCGCGATCGCGATCAACTCCGGGTACGTCGGGTCGAACTCGCACATCACGCCCGCAGTCCAGTCCGGCTTACCGTCTTCGCCCGACGGTCGCAACCCGCACGGCCCTTCCGCGCCGCAGAGGAGGCAGAGTTTCTCGGGGACGCCGAAGAAGGCGATGCGGCGCTTGAGGGAGGCGAGTTCGGCCTCAAGTTCTGCGATGCGCTTCGCGTTATCATCTGCAATTCGCACCCACGGAACCCCGTATCCGTCCGCAACCTTGCTTGCGCCTCTGTGTAGGTAGCAAACCGGCGCGTTGTGCGGCCCGCTGAAGCGCACGCCGCAGATGCAGCAGGTCATGCACATGTAGTCGCCGTCGGGCCAGTCGTGTTCCGTGCTCATAGCGCTTGCTCCAATCCTAGGACCTGCATCGCTTTATCCGCTTCCTCGTTAGCGTCTTCGTAGTCGCCGTACCGAAGGCTTGTTAAGGCAAACCCCAGTTCTCTGTGTGCATCGCGCAAGGTCATGGCGTTTGCAGCCAGCTTTTTGATGTCGCAGGGGTTACTTGGGTACAAGTCCACGCATTTGTTCAGGCATCGAATGATCTTGGCAGCGACAAACCTGTCATTGGTATTCACGTTGTGCCCCTCCCCACTCCCATCCCACTCCCGCCACCATCACGCACCCAGCGCGAGCGGTATTCGCGGTCCTCTACCTCTTGCATACAGATTTTGCACAGAGGTTTCTCGCCCGCCTCTACTTTCACCCAATCTTCGAACTTCGCGCCCACGCAGAGGCATGTAGAGCCGTTACGGTGCACTACGTGAGCAAGGGTAAGGTCGGCCCGTGTCACGAGGATGTACGGCTCTGGAAGTGTGTTCATAGGTCCGTCACCTCTTCTTCCAGTTTTATCGTCCTGTCCAGCCACTCGTTCAGACTTTCGCTCGGTTCAGCGACGGGCAGCGCGAAGACGGTGAATTCGTTTCGCGTGCAAACGACGTTCTCGCGGACGTAATCCATGCGTCGATTGTCTGCTAGATACTGCTCAAGCAACTTGACATCAACTGCCTTCCACGTATTCAGCGCACCGCGCCACGTCATGAATTGCTGCCACTCCTCAGCATATGCCGTCGTGCGATTCTGCCAGCACTGAAACGCCTCCCACGCCTGAGTGCTTACGATCCGCTCGTCGGGGCTGAGGTCGAGCGGTTCGGCGCGGCCGGCGTTGTACGCCTCCACGAGCGCATCTGCTACGTCAATCACGCTCAGGGAGCCGTCTTTGCGGATCGTGTCGGCGGCTTTGATAACTGCGTCTCGATATTCCATCACGCCGCCTCCGGCAGCGGCGACAACTCACGCCACTCTATAACCTGTACCGGATAACAATTCCCGAATAGGTCTACACGACGCCAACCGTCAAGGCTGTGCAGTCCTTTTGCTTCAACCAGCGCTACGCCTCCATAGCTATCCGTGACATGGAAGCGGATAGCTACAACACGAGCAATGTTAGGCGGCTCCGCCCCCGGCTTCCATCCGCCGTCTTCCTCCGCTTCCACCATCCCCGCTGCGCACTCATACGCCCGTCCGACGTGGTAGCCGACACCGGAATTCTTTGCGTACCATTCGGCGGCTTTCTCGCGCAGTTTCGCGGCCACGCCGGTCGGCTTCCACCCGCCTTCTCGCGCCTCCTGTTCGGCTTCGGTGATGAGGGCTGCGAGCGAACACCCTTCGGCGTGCTTCTCTTCTTTCGAGTTGTGGCACGACGGGCAGAAGTGCTCGACGTCTGCATTTGCCGACACGCTCCATTCGCTGTAGCGTAGATATTGCAGCACTCTTTTAGCGTCCATCCTTTGCCTCCACTTCCATCGCCGATTTGCAAGCCCGGTACACCTCGTCGCACTCCGGTATCCTCCTGCACGCCTCGTCGTCGGATGCGTACACGAGGAAGCGGATCATTCCCCGGCAACTATCCTCCGTGCCGACCTCGCAAATCATCGCCGCTCGTTCTGCTCGCGCAACTACCTTGGCGTTACATGAGCGGCACCTGCTTTGCTGATCCACTACCATTCTAAGCAGTTTTCGATAGGTGGTCATCACGCTTCCCCCTCCTCCCCGTCCCACTCCCACTTCCCCAACGCCTTGAGCGCAGCAACCACGACCAGCCTCGGCGGTGCGAACGTCACTGTGAACGTGCGCGAGTTCTCCCAGTCCGGCAGGCCGATACACGCGTCTCGCATCTCGTGCGAGAAGTCGCGCCAGGCACCTGCTCTAGCGATTGCATCCCTGATCTCGTTGTGAGTATTGCGATTATGTGTGTAATCCGGGCACCGCCGCACGCCTTTGTTCGATTTTGGCGACAACCATCCGCCATTCCCCCAAGCGCTTCCGTCGCACGTTTCTTCCATCCATTGAATGTCAATGCCGTGTTGCCACCCACACGCCAGCGCCATTGCGCGGTTCAGGTCGTTGTCACTGGGGTTCAAACTCGTCTCTCCCTTCGGTGATGCCCGCACCTACGACTTCAGCCGTTGCATATCTCTCTTGGCTTGCTCTAAGCACGCAATCAGATTACTAACCGCCTCCTCGTCCATCGGCCCGCTGTGCCCCTGCACCATAACGCCTTGTGCGCTCGCCGATATATCAAAGAAGATGGCTGTCGGCTCCAGAGTTCTTCGATAGCGCGTGACGACTCCGGTCATCGTAGAACTCTCCTTGCCGACAAAACCTTGCGGCTGGACGGCGGTATCGGGTTGCCGCTTCATCCAATCGCACCGATCCCGCGACACATTAAGATCCAGGTATTTTCCAGAAACAGGAGGCGTATCGCTGACCTGCATCATCAGCGTGTCTTCATTCAACCGCTCAATCGAAATCATCGTCCTTCTCTCCTTGCTTGCTGCTGCTCGGTGCGCGCGGGGCGGCTTACCAGTTGTCGTTCGGTCCCGGCGCGTCGTGGTCGGGGTCTTCGTCTTGGACCGGCGGACCTGGACAATCCCGGTCAAGTTCCATCTCACCGCCCTTGCAGATCGTGCAATATGCAAGGGTGCCTTCACATACCCCGCAGTACGGACAGCCGCAGTTGCACTCTGCGGGCGTCATCAGTTTGTGTCCTTTTCCCACTTCAGTCTCCTTTTGGCCGTTTCAAATTCAATCCAATCTGCGCATGAACCACAATCATCTGTAGCGCGTCCGGCTCCGCTTCCTGTGCCAACCGCTTGCACGTCTGGAGCTGCGAGCGCAGGGACCGGATCAGGGCCGGTGTGGACTCGTCGCGCAGGTCGTCGTACTTCCGGCGCCAATAGACTGCAAGTACCTTGTCGGACAAGTCAACGGCTTCATACGTCAGAGAATCGGGCGCGCGCTCGTTGCTTTTCACGCTCAAGATGCTCCAGTCTTTCCAGATAACACGCTGCCAGGATCGTGTTCACATCTTCCGGCGCCAACCTGAACCATTCCGTTTTTCCGCTCTGCGGCAACGTTTCATCAATAACGCGCTTGGCGCCATACTTCCGATGCAATTCTTTTTCGTAATATGCCAATCCGTGCCATACCCGCACGATCTTCACTTGCTGCTTTCGGCTAGTAATGCTTTCCAGGCGTTTGCACGGACGGACACTGATACCGATTTTGTAGAACTCTGTACCGACCATATGAAGCAGGTAAAGATAAGCAGTCATTCGTTTTCGCCTGGATAAGAACTCGACTTACATTTACAAATGGGGCACGGCTGCCCGCGTAAGTGCCCCCACAAACTCGTACGGCAAAGATTGCATCTCAATAGACCCATACCGCCTCGCTGCGCCTGGAGCGCGTTCCATGTCTGTCTGTGCCGATGTTGTAGGCATTCATCCTCCGGCTCCATCAACAGCATACGCAAGGCTTTGCCTTCCGCAATTTCTGCCTCAGTCGGTTGTGGAACGCCACCGATCCAACTACGCGGCGACGGCGCGATCCCGTTCTTTTTTCGCATCTTGCTTTTTCCAGCAACGTCGGCAAAGCATCGGAGCCTCCTCGGACAGTTCCGATTCCTGCATGGTACAGAAACAGCACAGTCCAGAGTCTTCAATTACAACCGTGTATCCCGACTCGTCTATGAAAATCTCCGGTTGTGGCAAGTACGGATTCTGTTCGTGTCGGGCCTGATAACATGCCGGATGGAAGTTCATGCGGGCGCCGATCTCTGTAGACCAAGCGCGGGTTCGTTGTGCGCCGTGGCCGATCGGTTCGTTGCACTGCGCGCAAATGTCCTTCGTCCGCTTCTCAAGCAGTTCGGCCAATGCGTCAGCATGTTCGTCAATTGATTTCCGTAGCCGAGGCATTTCGGAAAGATGCGGAGATGCAGACGTAACAAAGGACCCGTGGTGCAATTTGTGCCGAACACCCAGTCGTTCCAAGTGATATAAAACTTCGTCCGGCCCCATGAGCGTTGTTTTGTCGATTACGGCCGTCACTGTCCAGCCTCCAGTTCCATGACTGCTTGCCCGCGTTTCGTTACCGGCGACTGTATCGGTTGCGTGTTTTTAGGGGTCTGTGCGCTTACCGTGCGCCGGACGCCCATGTAACAGCCAAAACATTGCCCGTCACCGAAATTCAACCAACCAATTTCCTTTTTGCATTCGCTGCACACCATTTCGGCCTCCTTAAAAAGAGAGAATCGTAAGGAATCAGGCAGAATCGTAATGGATCGTAATGCGGTCGTAATGAAACTTTTGCAATGAACTGAACTTAAACTGCATCGGTGTCTACCTAGTGCGTCTACCGGTCCTTACGATCTTACGATTCTTCGCGATTCTCTATAAGAGAATGATTCGTAAAATAGATAGCGATATACTGCAAAAACCTTCGCTTCAATAGCTATTTAATTACCAAAAATATTCCCATAAGGAAGAAAAGAATCGTAAGATCGTAAGGAATAGTAGACAAAACAGGTAGAATTCAACTCAAAAAATCCTTACGATTCTCATTACGATTCTCGAATTCCTTACGATTCGAATCGTAAGGAAACGGATCAGCCCTTGCCCTGCTCCGTGTCTATATCGATCCCTTTGTACTCGCGAACCGTTTTGCCCAGTTCTCGGTCCCACGTCGGTTCGCAGACGTGTCCCATTTTTGCCAACCGGACGGATACAGCCTTGCCCGGTTCTGGCCTATCGCCCCATTCTTCACAAGCAGCCTTATACGCATTGTAAAAAACGGTATTGGCACACGACACATCTTTACCAATCACGCATCGATCCTGAAGAAACTTTCGAAGCGTGTCCTGCTCAAGCCGATACGCTTCCAGCAGTTTGCCGCTCTCGTCCGGCACAATGAACTTCCGGCCACGCGCCCGCCAACGTGCAAGACCTTCAAGCGCCCAATTCAGAATCCCAGGCAATTCCGCGCGAAGTTTGTCGTCCAATTCCGGATCGCGCTTCTCCACCGGGACGTTGTATCGCCACTCAATCAATACAATCCTGCGGTAGTACCCGCGCGACAGGTCTTTGCTCGCAGGTAGATCGTTGCACGAGATCACCAGTCGGGTCATTGGCGTGAACGTGAAGACCTTTTCCGTAGGGCGCCGCGCCGAGATCGAGTCACCGCCGACAATCGCCTTGAAGTGATTGCCGTTTTTCATCATTGCTCGCGGGTCCGGCTCGTTCACAAATCCAACCAGTTTGCCGTACAGCTCGGCCCGGTGGTACGGATCGTGGAGCTGTTCGATCGGAATGCTCGTGGTGAACTCTTTACCGACAAGCTGCTCGAGTAACCGAGTCGTACAGCCTTTTCCGTTGGCGCCCTCGCCGACCCACATCATCGACAGTTGCGCCGTGTTATCAGGAATGAGGCAATACCCAAACCATTCTTGTAACGAGTCCTGCCAATCACGCGAAGGTGCGCCGTTTGCATCAATCAAGCACTCATCTAGAAACCGCATCCACGTCGGACAGTCCGCATCCGGGATATAGTCGTAAGGCGCCTGGTACGTCACACGATTGTCCGGCGAATGCGGAAGCAGTTGGCCCGTTAGCGTATCTAGCACCCCGTTCTGAAGCGGTATCCAATTCGAGTGCGCGTTGAAGTCCGTAAGATCCCACGGCCCAACCATTGACTTTGCAAGCGTGCGGACGTTACCCACTAGAGCAGCCGTAACCGAAGTGACGCCTGCCAGGTATTCCTGAACCGATCGTTGAACCTTTTCGCCGCTCGAATACCGCCAGTAGCCTTCGCGGTATTCGAACCACTGGTCGCCGTTCAGATAAATGAACCGGTCCTTGTTTTGCTCTGCCCATGCCAGCGCATACAGGTACTGCTTGCTCTGGTCCGGGTCGGCCGCTTCCGTCTCACGATCGGCAACAGTGCGTTTCTTCGGTGCGCGCGGCATTTTGAATTTTTCGATCGGCGGTTCGCCGAAGTTATCAGCCACAAGCGCGGTCGTTGCCGCCCGAAAGTCGCCCGCATGTTCGAGGAGCGTGTAAACAGCGAAAGGGCTGTATTTGCGCCCAGGTTCGAACGGCGCCGCGTTCGTACTAAACACGTAGAGCATCCTGGCGCCATCGTGTCCAGTCGTCGCCGATATTTCGCGGTCTTCCTTGCCCGGTCGTACCCACGTCGTTTTTGGTCCTGATCTGTGAAGCGGTTGCCAGCCATGATCCTCAAGCACGCGCTCATAATCGCCACGTGCATTGTAATCGTTCCCAGGTGTGTTCTTGCCGTCGTTCTGTACCGTGACCCTGGCAGGCTCCGGGTAATGTTCCGGCGCCGAATATGTATTGAATTGCTCCGCAATATGCAGCAGTTTTTCAAGCGTGTCCGCGTCAAGAATTGGAAGTTGGTCGGTTCGTCCCTGAATAATCGAATAACCAACTGAGGGGTACGTCACAGCGTAGCCGCCCTCGCCGCGAGTCTCGATAACGCACTTCAGGTATTGGTCTTCGCCATCCACGGAAACTACCAGATATGACTTTGTACCGAGCTTCGCGTAAGACCTGGAATGCCTTTCCTCTATAATGGCGCTCGGAGGAATCTGGAACGTCTGCCACGCCAGCTTATCGTTGGCGCCAACCGGTTCCTCGGAGCATAAGTACACGTGATTGCCGCCCGATGGTGTTTCGACCACGGCGCACTCATTGAGAATATCTAGATCGTGATCCTCGCACATCTGCCGGAACTCGTCATATAGTCCGGGATGATCGAAGTCCAGAATTAGTAAATTACCGGAGACGGCGCCGCCGATAATCGCCAAGTTGTTTCCATTTGAGAACCATTCTGGCAAACGGTCTTCGTCGGCAAGATGCTGCTGGTACTGCTTCCAAGTAGAAACCGCAGGGCTTTTGCTTGTCGGCTGGGTAGGGATAATTGATACGCCTGCACGCAGCAACTTGCGGGCGATTTTGAAAGTCTTCGTATTCGGCTCTGCGGCCATGCGTAGCGGCTTTCAGCGGTAGAATGAACCGGACGCTGATCGGGCGCCCGGTTCGAGGGGAAATCGCACGGGTGTTACTCGTCTGCGAACGCGTCGTCCTCTTCATCGGCAGGTTTCGGTTTCGCTTTGGCAGATGCCATTGCTGCATCTTGAACGGGAGATTTCTTTTGCGGCGCCGCCACGATCCGCAGGCAGTCAACAGGCTTGCCCGTTTGCGGATTGTTAGCGGTTGATACTCGCAGTTTGACCTTCCGGCCCTCCCACGTGTCTGTGTCGGCGCCAAGGATTTCCTGGCAAGATTTCGTGTTCGTGACGTTCATGCCGAACGGCTTGTCGAACTCCTTGAATTTGAGGCACAGCTTGTCTTCAGCAGGCTTGCCATCCCTGGCCTCGAACTGATCCTCGTAAACTTCGCAGATCGTGACAATGGCGGAATCCATGTCCAGGTCCGTGAGGTCGGCCGCTTTCAGCCACTTTGAAGAGCCTGCATACTTGTTGAGATCGTAACCCATTTGAGTCGGTCCTTTTCTGGCCGGTCCTACTGGACTTCTGGCCCAATTCGTTTGACTGCCGCTGATTTTGCGTGAGCCTCCAACGGCAAAGGCATCAAGTGCACCGAACCCACCTACGCGTACCTTCAAGGCAACCCGTCGAAGCAGGCTCCAGGCGTCAGCAAAACTTAGCGCGTTTTATAGGATTTCCGGTCGGCTCCGCTTGCCGGTCTTCGAACCGGCAACATCTATCAATCTTTTCCCGAACCTTTGCCGCATCTCGCCATGTATTCAACTGGCGATTGCGGCGCGATGCCGCATTCGAGATTGCGCATTTCAACGATCAAATTTATCCTCGTCAAAATGCCGCTTTTGAATTTTCGATCGTTCTTGCGGCTATTGCAATCAACACACGCTGTAACAAGGTTCGATGCTATATCTTCTCCGCCGCGAGTGTGCGGGTATATATGGTCGAGCGTCAACTTCGCACCGTCTTCAAATGAAGATTTTCCGCAGTAGATGCACCTGAAAAAGTCGCGTTCCAAAATTCTAAGATAGGTTCTCCTCTTCGGCTCTCGCTTCATATGCCACTCTTTGCGGCAACTAGTGCTGCAATAAACGGCGTGGTCGAAGCGAGGAGTGAACGGCTTTTCACAAAACCTGCAAGGCTTATCCTCAAGTGATTTCTTCATACCATATTATACCACTTCCATTTACAGAAGTCAATTCAAGTAAATCGTTATGGTATAATCCTTTTCGGAAGGAGAGCCACTATGCCCAAAATCAAAACCGAGACTAAAGCCCAAATAACGGTTCGTATCGCCAAGTCAACCGCTGCCCGCCTGGAGGCTCTTGCGGTCGAAACCGAAATCCCGAAAAGCGTTCATGTTCAGGCGGCTCTCAACGAGTACCTAGCTAAGAAGAAGTCTTAGCCCCACCACCCCACCACCCGGGACCGGGACGCCGCCGCCGCCGACCGGGAAGGGGTGAAGGAGCGGGGGGCGGCGTTTTAGGGTGCTAGTAGTTCCGCAATGGCCGATGTGATTTGATAGGCTACTTGCGGAACTATGGCGTTCCCGAGTGCTCTAAGTCGGTCCACCCCTCTGGGTATCCCATGAAGACTTCGGCAAAGTTTGGGTTCAAATACAAGTGATCGCTCTCGCATTCCCGAAGCCCCTCGGCCGTCTTTGAGCTGCGGTATTCCTCGCTGCCCGCAAACCGTTTGCGGGCAGCGCCTTTTCCTTCGCTTGCCGAAATCGTCGGTATCAGTCCGATGAACGACGACGTTCCCGCTTTGTTCCTGTGGCGCACGGTGCCCGTTTCGGTTCGGTAATAGGTCTGAGTCTGCGAGGAGCGGCTCCTCGCAGACTCCCACGCGGTCAACGTCGGCATGAGCATCACGTCCATCAAGGTCATCGAATGCATACTGCCCTCGCGATGTTGCGAAGACGCGCCGGTGGGCGTCTTCGCAACATCGAAGACCGTCATCGTGGGCAATAATCCAGAGGCGGTTTCGCTTGTGCCAGGCATCAACGGCACAAGCTGGTATCTCAGGCGTCCAGACCGCGTAGCCGAGACTTTCCAGGCTAGCAACCGCGCCGTCGAGTTCCATGTTGACGATCCCATCAACGTTTTCGCCAATGATCCAAGTGGGCCGACAATCGGATATAACATGAAGCATTGCAGGCCAGAGGAAACGGTCATCTGCCTTGCCTCGTTGCTTCCCAGCGATGGAAAACGGCTGGCACGGGAAGCCGCCTGTGAGCAGGTCAACTCCCCCGCAAAAAGGCTTTCCATCGAATGTGGTAACGTTGGCATGGATTGGAACTCCAGGAAAATTCTTGTTTAACACCTTCTGGCAAAACGGGTCTATCTCAACAAACTGGATTGTCTCAAAGCCTGCCCACGATGCCGCGAGTGCGAAGCCTCCGATACCACTGAACAAATCGAGGTGCGTCACGCCCCTCCCCCACCTTCCCCCGCGCCCGCCGCCGCCGCAAACAGACTGCCGGTCGGTGCCTGTACTTGTGTCATTCTGTCTGGCCTCGCTTTCGAATGCTTGAGGAGCCTCGCGGTATATCCGTGCGACGCGTCGGCCAGTGGCGTAATAACGCCCGTACGTGGCCTCCCTTTGTCAGCGGTCGCAGTTCGTTCTGTTTCGGTTCCCATGCTCAAACGGCTCCTCAACTCCCTCAGCAGGTTCCGCCCCTGCACCCGAACGCCGATTTGGAGGCTTCGCGTCCTGCTCTCTATGAGCTATGAGGGAAAGGTTCCGGGGGCCGATCCCTGCGCGGCACTCCGGGCGGTTCGGCGTCGTGTTCCGGTGGGTGGGTTCCGGGTGGCACATCTGTTACATGTTGTTCGCGCCGATCATGCTGTGCGGAATGGTGCGGCTGTAGTTGCCCGCGTTCCACTCGGCGCATACTTCAGCGTGAAGCGCAATCTCTTCCGGTGTCGAGCATTGCGTGTCGGGCTGGAACTTGCGCGGATCGCCGCC